TTTTACGAAAAACAAATTCAACGCCATCAAGCAAACTTATAAAGGTGAAGTTTTTGATAGTAAGAGAGAGTTAAAGAGATTTGTTGAGTTAGAGCATTTGCTTAGACTTGGTGAAATATCTAATTTAGAATTGCACCCACGTTATGATCTAATGGTTAATGGTGTAAAGATTGGAAGATACACAGCAGACTTTAGATACAATAAAGGCGAAGAAGTTGTAGTAGAGGATGTAAAGTCAAAGGTTACAAAGACAAGGGATTATGTGCTTAGAAAGAAAATCTTAGCAACATATGATCCACCAATAATAATAACAGAGATTTATAGCTAGGGGAGCATATATGTCATGGTCAGCTTTAAAATGGGCATCAGAAGTTAAGGTAGGTAATAGCACAGATAAGTTAATATTAATTATCTTAGCTAACTTTACAGATGCAGAAGACACTTGTTACCCATCACATAGGAAGATAGCAGAGCTATGTGAATGTAGTACAGATACAGTTATAAGATCACTTAAACGATTGAAAGAATTGAATTTTATTAATGTTGAGAAAAGATTTCAGCTTACGCAAAATAACAATCACAGACAGACAAGTAACATCTATAAGTTAAATATAGATACCCACTCGCAAATTGCTACCCCATCCCCCATGCAAATTGCAACACCAATAACCTACCATATTAAAAAAGATTATAGTAAGGAGTTTGAGTTCTTTTGGAAAGAATATCCAAATAGACCTAATGATAATAAATATGGAGCATCACAAAAATTTATTATAGTTATGAAAAGTAAAGAAATAACTTTTGAAGATTTAATGAATAAGACAAAGTGGTTTGCTAAATCTCAAATGGGGAAAGATGAAAAATTTATTCCTCACGCTAGAACTTGGCTATCACAAAAAAGATATAGTGATGTAGGAAAGCCTACATTAAAGAAAACAAACTTAAACTTATTAGCAGGATAAAAAAAATGATTAACAAAAACGAACAATCAATTATAGAAAAAGCAAGAGAGCAAGGCATCCACTTAACAAATTATAGTCAGGGAGACTACAGAGTTAAGTGCCCTGAGTGTTCACAAAGTCGTAGAAAGAAACATGAGAATTGTTTATCAGTCACAGTAGCATCTGATTCTATCTTATGGATGTGCCACCATTGTGATTGGACTGGAGGGGTTAAAGAAGGTTCTAGCTTCCAACGTGCCTACACTCCAACTCCCATAGCTCAATCAACTCCTATCGTGCCTATACTATCAAGTGCCAATCACGAATTATCAGAAGGTTCTTTAGCTTGGTTATTTAATAGAAAAATATCAAAGGCAACTGCTGAAACATTTAAGTTGTTTACTAAAGATCAAAGGTTATGTTTCCCATATTATTTACATGGAGATATTGTAAATATAAAAAGTAGAACAAAAGACAAGAAGTTTCTGCAAGAGAAAAATGCAACTAAGTGCTTGTATAATATAGATATGCTTAAAAAAAATTGGGAAAAAGTTGCTACTAAGTCAGTCATATTTGTAGAAGGTGAGATGGATGTGCTTGCTTTATATGAAGCAGGTTTTAAAAATGTAGTTAGTTTACCAGATGGAGCACCTCAAACAGCAAAATTTAAATCTGATGATAAAAGGTTTATGGCGTTTGAACATTCTAAATGGATTTTTGAAGCTGACGAAGTAATTGTAGCTACAGATGCTGATGAAAATGGCAAGGCTTTGAGGTTGGAGATTATTCATAGATTTGGTAAAGACATTTGTAAAGTTGTCAATTTCCCTAATATGGATGGCATACAATGCAAAGATGCTAATGAGTGCCTTATGCATGATGGTATTACAGTTTTACAAGAATGTATACAATATGCAGAAGAATTTCCAGTAGAGGGATTACATGGTGTAAAAGAATATCATGATAGTGTGCAGAACATTTACGATGGGAATGAACAGAAAGCGTTTAGCACAGGGTTCAAAGAGTTAGATAAAATCTATAAGGTTATGCCAAGCACTTTCAATCTTATAACTGGTATTCCCAATCATGGGAAAAGTAATTTTTTAGATCAGATACTTTTAAATTTAGCAGAGAATGAGAATTGGAACTTTGCAGTCTTTAGTCCAGAGCACTCAACACCTAATCACATTAGAAGATTGCTAGAGAAGAGATGCAGAAAGCCATTTGATATTGGATTACACGCTAGACTAACTCAAGAAGAATTAAATAGTGGCGTAGAGTTCTTAGACAATCACTTTAGATTTATTGAGAATACAGAAGAAATCCCAGACATAGAGTTTATACTTAGTAAAGCTAAAGTTGCTAAACAAAGGTTTGGTATCAAAGGATTAGTTATTGATCCATTCAATCAGATAAGTCCTAATCGTGATTATGCTAAAAGAGAAGATGAACACATTAGAGATATCATAGCTAAGTGTCAGCAGTTTGCTAGAAACCATGAGATAGTTGTGTGGATGGTTGCTCACCCACATAAGCTACAGAGAAATGATAGTGGCGTAGTTCCACCACCTGATCTTTATCAAGTAAGTGGATCAGCACATTGGGCAAACATGAGTGATGCAGCTATAGTTGTGCATAGAGACTTTGAAGACAATTCAACTAAGATCATTACAAGAAAGATTAGAGAGCAAGGACTATATGGACAGATAGGTCAGACGTTCTTTACATTTGATAATGCAACTAAGGTCTATAAAGAAGTGGTTGAAAAGCCAGAAGAATATGATTATTCTAATTATGGGGGTTAAGAATGACATTAGAAGAACAAAAAATCTTAGACCAAAAGTATGAAGATTTAATGTACATAGTCAAAGAAAAAGATTTATCTTTATATAAACGACTAAGAGCAAATGAACAATTTGGATTTCAAAAAGATTTAACAGTTGTTGAAAATAATGACAAACAATTAGAAATGGTTTTATAAATGTTATTAGCAGATGGGTTTGAAAAAGCCTTTATAGGAATAAGCCAAAGATGTGGGCAACCAACTCTAGCAGTCTATGATAAAAATATGTGTCTACAAATATTAATAGATGATGGGATGGATATGGATGAAGCAATTGAATACTTTGATTTTAATGTAGAGGGTGCTTGGGTAGGAGAAGATACTCCATTTTTTTTAAACAAAATGACTTTAAAGGATTACTTTGAACTTTACGATTACAAGGAGCATAGCAATGACAACCAAAAAGAAACCAAGTAAAGGGGTTGGTAGACCTAAGTTTGTAGTTACAAAAGATATGTGTGTTAAGGCTGAAAGGTATGCCTCACAAGGATTAACGCAAGAACAGATAGCTTTAGCTCTAGGAATAGGTCAATCTACTTTGTATGATAAGCAGAATGAATTTGTAGAGTTTGGGGAGGCTATAAAAAGAGGTAAGGGAAAAGGTATCCAAGCAGTCACTAATGTTTTGTACAATAAAGCTCTAGAGGGCGATAATACTGCAATGATCTTTTACCTCAAGAACAGAGCTGGATGGCAAGATAAAATTGAGAAGGAAACAATTGTTGAGCAAAGACAAATAATTGATTTAACTAGGATAAATGATGACGAACTTACTAAACTTAAACAAGTCCTTACCAGAGCTATTACACCAAGTGGAAATAGAGGAGATGAAGAGGTCATTGAAGGTTTTCACAAAACAATCTTGGCAAGCGATTGAACCTGGTAGAGACTTCTATGACAATTGGCATTTAGATGCAATCTCTGAACATCTACAAGCAGTAGTTGAAGGCGATATAAAAAGGCTTATTATAAACATACCACCAAGACACATGAAATCTATTAGTGTGGCTGTAGCATTACCAGCTTGGACTTGGACAATACAACCAGAGAAAAGGTTTCTGTTTGCAAGTTATGCAGGATCATTATCTATAAGGGATAGTGTAAAGTGTAGAAGATTAATTGACAGTCAATGGTATAAAAGATATTTTGGAGATACATTTTCATTAACCTCTGATCAAAATCAAAAGCAAAGATTTGAGAATGACAAGACAGGTCAGAGGATTGCAACGTCAGTAGATGGAGCATTAACTGGTGAAGGTGGTGACATAATTGTTATTGATGATCCACACAACGTAAGAGAAGCTGAATCATCTAAGGTTCGTGAAGGTGTTCTTGAGTGGTGGGATCAAGCAATGCAAACTAGATTGAATGACCCAAAGACTGGTGCATTTATAATAATTATGCAGAGAGTGCATGAGAACGACCTAACAGGTCATATATTAGGGAATGAATACAATGCTTGGGATCATTTATGTTTACCTGCAAGATATGAAATCGGACATCCAACACCAACGAGAACTTCTCTTGGCTTTAGCGATCCTAGAACGAAAGAAGGAGAGTTGTTGTGGGAGAAGAGGATTGATGATAAAACTCTTACGAATTTGGAAAAGAGTTTGGGTTCATACGCAAGTGCAGGTCAATTGCAACAGAGACCAATGCCCAAAGGTGGTGGAATATTAAAAGCTGAGTGGTGGGTTCCCTGGGAAAGCGATGAACTTCCAGAGATAGAATACTTAGTTCAAAGTTATGATACTGCATTTTCCACAAAGGAAACTAGTAGTTATAGTGCTAGGACAACGTGGGGGATATTTAGACAGAATGGTCAAGTGAACGCCATAGTAGTTGAGATGTGGTACGATAGAGTAACGTATCCTGAATTAAGAAAGTTAGCACAAGAGGCTTATGATGAATGGCAACCAGATACAGTTCTTATAGAGAAGAAGGCAAGTGGACAATCTTTACTACAAGATTTAAGAATGGGTGGGATACCAGTATTAGCTTATTCACCAGATAGAGATAAAATAGCTAGAGCACATAGTAGTTCTGCATTATTAGAAGATGGTAGAATATTTTATCCAAAGGGAAAGAAATGGGCAAAAAACTTAATTGATATATGTTCTGCCTTTCCAACTGGCGATAATGATGATATAGTTGACACTTGTACTCAAGCGTGGCTAAGATTGAGAAAAGGTTGGTTTATTACACACTCTACTGATTATGATGAAGATGACGATATTCCAGAAAGAAGGATGACAATATATGGCTAGAGAACCAAAGGTAATTCCATTCGCAGATGCAATGCCATCAGATGACTTTCAAGTTGAAGTTTTAAATGATGATGAAGTGTTAGTGGGTGATCCTAATCTTGATGTTGTTGAAGATGAGAAAGATACTACGTTTGAAGAAAACCTAGCAGAAGAAATAGATGCCAAAGAATTAACAAGAATTGCTACTGAATTAGTTTCTAACTATGAAGCAGATAAAGAAGCTAGATCAGAATGGGAAAGTAGATATAAGCAAGGCTTAGAAACTCTTGATCCTAATGGTGGAATGGCAGAGGAAGAAAACCAAAGGGCAACTAAAGGTTTAAGTACAGTAGTTCATCCTATGATTGCAGAAGCAGCAACTCAATTTAACGCAAAAGCTATTGTAGAACTTTATCCATCTGGAGGTCCAGTTAAGACTGTTATAGTTGGTGAGCCAAGCGAAGAGATGGAAGAGCAAGCCAAAAGAGTTAAAGATTATATGAATTATCAGATAACTCAACAAATGCCAGAATACTTCCCAGACCTTGACCAAATGTTATTTCAATTACCATTAGTGGGTCATACGTTTAAAAAAATATGGTGGGATGCAAATCTAGATAGACAATGTTCACAGTTTGTGAAAGCTGAAGATTTTATAGTATCTCCAGAGAGTAAAGATTTATACACATCAACTAGATACACTCATGTAATTAGGATGCCTCGCAACGATTTTAATAAATACGTTAAGGCAGGGTATTACTTAACAAGTAAATACATGGCAGATGATATTGATCCAAGTGGAGATATTGGAAGTGATATAGAAGGCGTTGACCCTTATAGCTCTGAATCAAATGATGAAGTTATGACTTTATTAGAAGTGCATTGTTACCAAACATTTGATGGCATTGATGGTTCTGATGATGATGACGATGAAAACATTGTAGCTTCACCTTATGTGGTTACAATTGATTATGATTCAGACACAGTTGTAAGCATAAGAAGAAACTGGGAAGAAGAAGATGAGAAGAGAAAAAGGCGAGATTGGTTTGTAAGTTATAAGTTCTTGCCTGG